GAGCTGGAATTGATGGAGAGCGAAGCGGAATGTGGCGAGAAATGGCACGGATCATTCACGAAGTACGACCAAAATTCGTCTTTGTGGAAAACTCACCAATGCTCACTTCTAGGGGACTTGGAACCGTTCTCGGAGACTTGGCCGCAATGGGGTTTGATGCGCGATGGGGAGTGTTGGGAGCAGCCAACGTTGGAGCAAACCATCAGAGAGACAGGATCTGGATTGTCGCCAAATGGCGTGGACAGCTTTCACACACCCAATACAACAGGATTAGATGGTGGGAGCAACAGCAGGAAAGCATTAAAGAAGAAAACAGAAAATTGGCCCACTCCGACAGCTTCAGCGGGTGGGGCGGGAAAGAATCCGAACAATCCGAGAGGGGTTTATCAAGGGAATCCATTAGCAACGGCAGTTTCAATTCAGAAATTTCCGACTCCAACTTGCCACAACAGCAAAGAGGGGGCATATCCATCAGAATACAAAAGAGATACTCCTTCGCTTGCGACTCACGCTGGTGGGAAGTTGAACCCAACGTGGGTCGAGTGGTTGATGGGGTGGCCGCTAGAGTGGACAGACTTAAAGCCATTGGAAACGGACAAGTCCCATTATGTGCAGCAACTGCATGGATGATTTTAAGTGGTCAGAAGAATACCGGCATCAGTGTGAAGTCAGATATGTTTTAACGCTACGCAAGTACGGAAACAAGTTTGCTGTTGATTATATGAATTCAGTTTTAAAAGCTAGAGGTAAAAAAGCTTACAACCAATTAAACACAGACCAAATAGAACAGTGGTCTAAAGGTAATCGTGGAGACAAGGGGGATTGGCGATAATGGATCTGAAACAATTAAACGACTCGCGGGTAGAGAAAGCGTTAATTTTCTTGAGTGGCTCAGATGAAGAACACGCGGTTTTGTCTGGCGAAGTAAAACGCTGCGAGGAAGCCATAAAACAAGCCAAGAGCCATGCGTTTCTATTGTCTAGTGGTACGGTAGCAGAGCGTGACGCACAGGCCATAGACAGTCCTAGTTACAAAAGTGCGGTAGAAGAATGGGTAGACAAATATAAGCAGTTCAAAATCTTGGACAACAAACGCCAGCATGAAATACGCATTACCGAAATTTGGCAGACGTTATCCGCTAACAGAAGAAAGGGATCATTATGAGAACCGTATCAAGAGAAAATGCGCTGATAGATTTCCTGTTGCAGCAATTAAATTTAAAGCGAGATAAGCAGCTAGCAGACTTGCTAGGCGTTGGATATACGGCTATAAGTAAGATTAGATGCGGGAATACAGTAAGTTCAGATATTATTCTACGAATCCATGAAGTAACAGACATTCCAGTAAAAACCATTAAAGAATATATTAAGTGACAGATTTAGAACCAGCGAAAGAAAGCCCTTCGGGTGCAAGATATTGCAGCAACTGCTTACAAACCAAACCATCAGTTAATGGGTACTGGAAAACATATGCTAACGGTAAAAAACGTCGTTGGCTTTGTTCGCCATGTTCCGCGAAAAGGTTATGGCAAAAAACCGTCACTATGACAGAGTAGCCGATTTGGGATGCATCTTATGCAAAAAGCTTGGGTATGAAGGAACGCCGCCAGAGATCCACCATATTCGCCGGGCTGGTAGGCGTTCTGATGCTCCTGTTATTGGCCTTTGCCCAGAGCATCACAGGGGCAATACTGGTGTGCATGGGATGGGCAGAAAAGCCTTTGAACGGCATTACCAGACGACAGAGGAAGAATTGTTAGCTTGGACAGGAGAATTGATTGCGTGATCCATTTGTAATTGACGAGCCAACAGTTATTTCTTTTTCTGGCGGCAGAACATCTGGTTATATGTTGTGGCGGGTTTTGCAAGCCAACAATGGTTTGCCAGATCAAGCGATTGTTTGTTTTGCAAATACTGGCAAAGAGGAAGAGGCAACTCTTGAATTTGTTAGGGATTGCTCCGTTAATTGGAATGTACCTATTCATTGGGTTGAATTTCGTAATGATGAAAACAAATTTGCCGAAGTTACGTTCGAAACAGCTAGCAGAAATGGGGAGCCTTTTGAGCAGTTAATTTTAAAAAAGAAGTATTTGCCCAATCCTGTAACTAGGTTTTGCACAATAGAAATGAAAATTCGTGCAATTCACAAGTTTTTAAAAGCTAAGGGCTGGCAACATAACGAAAACATGGATTGGGTTGGAATCAGGGCTGATGAACCAAGAAGGGCTGCAAAGATAGCCAGAGAGCGAACACCATTGGTGACTGCTGGCGTAACAGCTAAAGATGTTGGTGAATTTTGGGCTAATCAACCTTTTGATCTGCGTTTGCCAAATGTAAACGGTAAGACCATGCATGGCAATTGTGATTTATGTTTCCTGAAAGGGGCGGCTCAAATACTGAGCCTTGTTGCAGAAAAGCCAGAAAGGGCGGTTTGGTGGGCTAAAATGGAAACTTTAGTGCAAACCAGCGACAAAACCTTTGGGGCGGGGGACAGATTTAGAAAAGACCGTCCAAGTTATGCCGAAATGCGTAAATACGTTGGGCAACAAATGGATATGTTGGAAGATGAGGCAATTGCTTGTTTTTGCGGGGATTGAATGACTCCTACGCAACGCAGCCTTGAGGCTTTGCGAGAAGCTGGCTATCTGCCAGTGGTGGTCGAGCGTTGGAATGCTTTTGCCAAGATCCGGCAAGATCTTTGGGGCTGGTGCGACATTCTTGCCATCAGGAAGGGCGAGGTTTTGGCGGTACAGGTAACCAGTACCAGTAATGTGTCGGCGAGGATAAAGAAGATTCAGGAGTCTGACACCATAGCCAAGGTCAGAGATGCTGGGATTCGCATAGAAGTGCATGGCTGGGCTAAAAACGCCAGTAATCGCTATGTTTGCAGGGTTGTGGATATATCATAGAATCCCATTACCTGCTTGACATAGTGTTAAGTTAGGTTAATACTACTTTTACTTTTCTTTGCAAAGGAAAAATCATGGGCAAGATGGACAGTATGAAAGGCACAAAAAGTGTAACTGGGGCAACTCCACCTAAAGGTGCAACTTCGTCGGACAAAACCGGCGAGCGCATGGAAGGCATGAAGGGCGGCGTTGCTATGGGTAAGATGGACAAGACCGGCAAGGACAGCCAGTTCAACACTGGTCGTACTGAAGGCGTTTGCTACAGCCACAGCCGTGGTGAGTACGGCAAGTGATTAGTCCTATTCAAGACCGGGTACTAGTCAAACCTGCTGTTGTGGAACTTTCCAGCGTGATATTTGTCCAGAACACGGAGAAATACAACCAAGGAACGGTGATGGCGGTTGGGCCGGGAAAGATAGATAAGTATGGTCGCAGACAGCCGTTAGATGCCAAGCCGGGAGATAAGATCCGGTACGGCAACGGTACTTATCTGGATTGGCCCGTTGTTGAGCATGAGGGCGAGAAGTACCAAATTATCCAAGAAGCAGACATTTGTTGGATAGAGCAAGCAATAGAGTAACCGGCAAGCCAGACTTGCGCCGGATAAACGTAACCGGCACTAAGACGCAAGGGTAGGCCATAGGGTGATAGTGGCATCACGCACACAGCCAACTGGGAATGCAACCTGCCCTTTCGTGTTGGTAAAGCGTAGGCTGATACGCAACGAAACAGCAGTGTCGGATACTGCCTGCCCCGAAAGGGAGATCAAGAGTCCTCGGAAGGCCGACAAGCCGGAGATCAGCACCGGCTACCAACAACCTTAATTTATGGAGGATTTATGCCGCTAGTCAAAGGTAAAAGCGAAAAGGCTTTCAAGGAAAATATTAAAACCGAAGTAAAAGCCGGTAAGCCAGTAAAACAAGCCGTGGCTATTGCTTACTCAACTAAACGTGAAGCGGAAAAGAAAGCTAAGAAGAAATGACCGAACAAACTTACACTGTTACCATTACTGCAAGCCAGTTGAACGTGATTGGCGCAGGATTGTTGGAGTTGCCGGGCAAGATTGGCAACCCAGTCATTGCAGCCATTAACCAGCAAGTTATTGCAGCGCAACAGCAAGAACAGCCAAAAGAATGACTGAAACCGTAGAAAAACGTCCTGTTGGCAGACCATCGCAATATGATCCTTCGTATTGCCAGAAGGCTATAGAACTAGGCAAACTGGGCAAAAGTACGGAAGCAATCGGCGCAATGTTTAATGTCGGAACGGCAACTTTATATCGTTGGCGTGATGAGCATGAGGAATTTCGAGAAGCCTTGGAGATTGCCAAAGAGCATGAACTGCTTTGGTGGGAGGAAATGGCCCAAGGTTACATGGTCGAGCGTAAGGATGGCGACCGCTTGAACGCTTCTATCTGGTCGCGCAGTATGGCTGCTCGGTTCCCGAAGAAGTACCGGGAAAGCACCAAGACTGAGATTACAGGCGCAGATGGCGCACCATTGCTGACCGGCATCCAAGTTACGTTTGTAAAGCCTGATGAGCAGTAGTATCGCCAACGCGGAATTCCCGCAGAAGTTACAGATCCTATTTGAGAAAAGCCGCTACAAGGTTTTGTATGGCGGTCGAGGCGGGGCTAAGTCTTGGGGCATAGCCAGAGCCTTGCTGATCCTTGCTGCTAAGTCACAGTTGCGTATCCTTTGCGCCCGTGAATATCAGACTTCTATCAAGGATTCCGTCCACAAGCTGCTGTCAGACCAGATTATTGCGCTGAACCTTACTTCCTTCTATGAGATCACGCAAGCCCAGATCCGGGGCAAGAACGGTTCAGAATTCAACTTTGTGGGCCTAAAGAACAACGTTGCTAACGTTAAGTCTTACGAAGGCGTGGACGTTTGCTGGGTAGAAGAAGCCCAGACGGTCAGTCGCCATTCTTGGAACGTCCTAATCCCAACTATTCGTAAGGAAAATTCTGAGATCTGGGTATCGTTCAACCCAGAACTTGAGACAGACGAAACTTACCAGCGGTTCGTGCTTTACCCGCCAGATGACTGCCTAATTGCCAAGGTCAACTGGTCAGACAATCCTTGGTTCCCAGATACGCTGCGGCAGGAGAAAGATGCGCTAAAGGCTAGAGATCCTGCGGCTTATGCAACCGTTTGGGAAGGCGTATGCCGTAAGACCGTGGACGGGGCTATCTTTGCCAAGGAAATGGAAATGGCAGACATAGACGACCGGATTACTAAAGTGCCTTACGATCCAATTAAGCCTGTTCATGCGGTATTTGACTTGGGCTGGGCTGACAATACGGCTATCTGGTTTGTCCAGTTCATAGGTATGGAGATCAGGCTAATCCGCTATCTGGAGGCCAATCAGCAAACAATCAGTTGGTATCTGGCTGAGATGCAGAAGTTTGGCTACGTCTACGATACCTTGTGGTTGCCGCACGATGCCCAGAACAAAACCCTAGCGGCTAACGGCAGGAGCATCGAGGAGATTGTCAGGTCTGCCGGGTACAAGGTGCAAATTATTGAGAAGGTTCCGGTTTTGGACTCCATTAATGCTGCCAGAACAATATTCCCTAAATGCTGGTTTGATAGGCAAAATACTGAGGCAGGACTACAATGTTTGCGCCATTATCGGTATGATGTTGATCCAGAAACAGGCCAATTTAGCAAAAACCCATTGCACGACATTTACTCGCATGGTGCTGATGCCTTCCGCTACATTGGGTTGGTTGTGACTGAGCCTAAGAAGGCGCAGAAAAAAGTGGCCTATGTGCCGCAAACGTCATGGATGAACTGACATGGATGAAGAATACGATTCGCGGATAGATGAGGCCAAACAGTTCCTAAAGTTTGCGTCTGAGTCCGACTCTAATAATCGTTCGGAAGCACTAGAAGATCTCAAGTTTGCCGCTGGCGACCAGTGGCCTGTCGAGATCCAGAACAGCCGAAGCTTGGAAGCCCGACCTTGTCTGACCATCAACAAGCTGGATGCGTACTGCCGCCAGATCACCAACCAGCAACGCCAAAACCGTCCCCGTATTAAAGTCCACGGCATGAATTCTCAGGCCGATGAGAAGATGGCTGACGTTCTGACCGGCATTTGTCGTCACATTGAAGTCAACTCCGACGCTGATACGGCTTACGATGAAGCGTTTGATTCCTCTGTTCGCATGGGCTGGGGCTATTGGCGTATCGTGACGGACTACATTCGGGAAGATTCTTTCGACCAAGAAATCTTTATCCGTCCTATCCGCAATCCGTTTACCGTCTACTTTGATCCCAACTCCGTGCTGCCTGATGGCTCAGATGCTGAAAAGGCAATGATTACGGAGTTAGTGCCCAAGGATGTATTCCGCAAGATGTATCCAGACGCTGACGATGGCGCGTCGTTCTTGCAACGTGGTACTGGCGACGGAAATGCCGAATGGATCATGAAAGAGGACATTCGGATTGCCGAATACTTCTACATCGAGCGTGACCGGGCTGAGTTGCTTATGCTGTCGGATGGAACGACGGTCTATGAGGACGAACTGACCGAAGAAGCCCAGCGGCTGATGGAACAGGCGCAGGTTACGATTGTTGACAGCCGGGAAACACTGCGTCGCCGGGTAAAGTGGATCAAGTGCACAGGCGTTCAGGTGCTTGAGGAGCGTATTTGGCCCGGTCGCTATATTCCTATCGTTCCGGTCTACGCTAACCAAGTCACGATTGAGTCTAAGCGTAAGAAGTTTGGCCTTGTTCGCATGGCTAAAGACGCACAGAAGATGTACAACTTCTGGCAGACAAGCCTGACTGAGACTGTTGCGCTGGCTCCCAAGGCTAAGTGGCTGTTGGCTGAAGGTCAGGACGAAGGTCACGAGTTGGAGTGGGCACAGGCCAATATCAAGGCTTACCCAATCCTGCGTTACAAGCAGACAGATATTGATGGTCGCCCGGCTCCAGTGCCGCAGCGAGTAGCAGCAGAGCAGATTCCAACTGGCATCATGGCGGCTTCTGCCCAGATTAGTCAGGATTTACAGGCGGTTTTGGGCATTGTTGACCCAAATCAGTTACCGCAGGGCAACATCAGCGGCAAGGCTTTGCTGGGCCAGCAGCAGCAGATTGATCTGACCAATTTCCACTATTACGACAACCTTACGCGGTCTATCCGTTTTACTGGCAAGATCATTCTAGATCTGATCCCCAAGATCTACGACAGCCAGCGCGTGATGCGGATTATTGGCGACGATGGTCAGCCTGAGATGATTACGATCAATGAGCGCAAGGCCGTTGGCGAGATACTGAACGACGTTACCGTGGGCGAATACGACGTTGTGATGGATACTGGCCCGGGCTACAACTCCAAGCGGATCGAGGCTGTCAACGCCATGATCCCGATGACACAGGCTTACCCGCAGTTGTACGACATTGCTGGCGACTTGATCTTCCGCAACATGGACTTCCCCGGCGCAGACATTATTGCTGACCGTTTGGCAACGATTAACCCGTTAGCGCAGGTGGATGAGAAGTCAGACATTCCTCCGCAGGTTCAGATGCAACTGGCTCAGGCCAAGCAGCAAATGCAACAAATGCAGCAGCAGATGACTGCCATGCAGCTTGAGATTGATAACCGTGGTCAAGTGGCTAAGATCAAGGAAGATGGTGCAACGCAGCGTAAACTTATGGAAGTTACGGCTAAGGCTCACAACACTGAGACTATGGCTGAGGTTAAGGTCAATGACCAAAACACCAGAGCCATTACTAGCCAGAACAAGACTGAGATTGATGCCATTGTGGAACTAATGCTGCACCATATGGATACACAGCGGCTATTGCAGGAAATTGAGCGTCGGAATCAGGAACAGTACCAATATACCGAGGCTGCGGCTTCTGACATTTCACAAGGCGCAAGCCCGTTCATAGGTGGTCAAAATGCCTAGAGAAATAGTTACCGGTGATTCATTGGGTGAATATATTGAGAGCAAACTTAATAAAAAGCCAATGAAAGAGAAGGAAGAATACAAAGCCAAAACCCCGGCAGAAAAAGGGCGGCTATTTGACAAGATTAAAAACGAAATGGGGCTGGTTGGGGCTATTTTGAAGCCGCAATTGGACAAACTAAAGAGCAAATTTACGTCTGGCAAGGTTGATGAGGCAGAATTAAGAGAGCAGTTAAAGATGATGAAAGCCCCGGCAGAGAAAGAAGAAATGCCGGTAGAGCAGAAAGAAACTAATTCTCTAGCAGATATTGCAAGTAAAAAGATGTAGTATTAATATTGCTTAAACCTTACCAGTGAGGAAACACTGGGTTTATTCTTGGAGTAATCCATGTCTGAAGCAACTGTATTAACAAGTGAAAATGCAGCCGATTTTTATGCTCAAAAACTAGGTTTAGCTGCTGATACTCCGACCGAGGCCGAAACAAAACCGGAGCCGGTCGTAGAGGAAGAAAAGCAGAGTGAGCCAGATGAAGCAACGAAAGAGGCGACCGGAACAGAAGAACGGAAACCCAATCCGAAGCTTGAGCGACGGTTTTCTGAGATAACCAAGCAGCGCGAAGCCGCACGGGAAGAAGCCCGGAAGGAACGCGAAGCACGGGAAGCTTTAGAAGCCCGTTTAAGAGAGTTGGAAAGCAAGGCTAATCCTGTACCTGAGTCCAGACCGGACGAAGATGAGGAGCCGATGCCTAGTCAGTTCGAGGATGCGTTTGAATACGCAAAGTCTTTGGCTGATTGGTCAACGAAGAAAGCCTTGCGAGAGCGTGACAAGCAGGAAGCTGACCGCAGACGCGCAGAAGAAGAAGCCCAGAAACACAAAGGTTGGGCTGATCGGATCGCTAAAGCCAAGTCAGAACTGCCGGATTTTGACGATATGGTGGCCTCGTCTGACGTTGTTGTGAGCAACGAAGTCAGGGAAGCAATCATAGAAAGTGATGTGGGGCCTCAGGTCTTGTATTACTTGGCAGAAAATCCTGATTTTGCTGAGAAATTGGCAAAAATGTCATCGCTGAAGGCTCTGCGAGAGATAGGCAAGTTGGAGGCTAGGCTGGAGAAATCCGAGCCAAAGCAAGAAGTGACCACTGTTGCGGCGAAATCAAATGCACCGGCTCCGATCTCGCCTTTAAAAGCGACTTCTGCTGTAGCAGACATACCGATAAGTGCCGAAGGGCAGTTTAGCGGTTCCTATGCACAGTGGAAGGCAGCTAGAAAAGCGGGAAAGATTCGGTAGTTATTTTTCCTACTTTTTGAGGATTTAAAATGGCAAATAATCTGCTAACCATTAGCAAGATCACCAACGAAGCGTTGATGGTCTTGGAAAACGAACTGACTTTCACTTCGGAAGTTGACCGTAACTATGACGACCAGTTCGCTGTCGTTGGCGCAAAGATCGGTAACACCGTAAACGTCCGTCGTCCCGGTCGTTTCATCGGTACTACTGGCCCTGCTCTGAACGTTGAAGACTTCAACGAAACCAGCGTGCCTGTCACTCTGTCCACTCAGTTCCACGTTGATACCCAGTTCACCACTCAGGATCTGGCTCTGTCTCTGGATATGTTCTCTGACCGTGTTCTGAAGCCAGCAGTTGCGGCTATCGCCAACAAGATCGACCGTGATGGTCTGGTCATGGCTAAGAACAATACCGCTAACATCGTTGGCGTTGCTGGTACTCCTCCCACTGGCCTGATTACCTACCTGACAGCAGGTGCGTATCTGGACGCTGAAGGTGCACCACGTGACGGTCGTCGTTCTTGCATCGTTGAGCCTTTCACTTCGGCAACTATCGTTGACAGCCTGAAAGGTCTGTTTGTGCCTCAAGAAGCTATCGGCGAACAGTACCGTAAAGGTCTGATGGGCCGTGACTCTGCTGGCATGAACTGGAAGATGGATCAGAACGTTGTGTCGCAGACTTTTGGTTCGTACAGCGGCGTTACTCTGGCAACCAACACTGCAACCTTCACTGGTTCGCTGACTTCTGGTTGGGCTTCTACTTCGACCATCACCATCGCTGTTTCTGGTGGCACTGCTAACCTGAATCAAGGCGACGTTATCCAAATCGCCAACGTTTTTGCAGTCAACCCACAGAACCGTCAGGCTTATGGCTCGAACAAGCTGCGTAACTTCGTTGTGACTTCGGCTGTTTCGGGTTCGTCGTCGATCTCTGTAACTGTTTCCCCAGCGATCATCACTGGCGGTCAGTTCCAGAACGTTTCGGTTGCTTCGACTTCCTCGTCGGCTACTGTTACTCCTTTCAACAACACTGGTTCGGTTTCTCCGCAAAACATCATCATGCATCGCAATGCGTTTACGCTTGCAGTGGCTGATCTTGAGTTGCCAGAGGGCGTTCACTTTGCTGGTCGTGCAAGCGACAAGGAAATCGGTCTGTCGATGCGTGTGGTTCGTCAATACACCATCAACAACGACTCGATCCCGACTCGTCTCGACGTTCTTTACGGTTGGGCTCCGCTCTACCCAGAACTCGCTTGCCGCGTCGCTGCTTAATTAACAACCTTTAAAGGAAACTAATCATGGCACTGACTCCTACAACCTACACCAACAACGGCCCAGCAGTTACGTCTAGCCCTCACTATCTGATCGATGGTGACAGCACTGACGGAACCGCGATTGCTCCTAACGGTGGCCCTCTGTCGTTCTTTGGCGTAACTGCGGTTACCCAGCCAACGGCAGCAGGTAACACCACCACTGTTACGGCTGGCTCGACCACTGCTGTTTATGTGAACACCACGTTCACTGGCGGCACTGGTTCCACAGCTTATACCGTGGGCGACGTTGTTAAGGCTCTGAAATCTCTTGGCCTGATCGCTGCTTAATTGTTGATGGGCGATTAAAAAAAGGGCGGCTTAAATGGTCGCCCTTTTTCTCATTAGTCGCTAAAATCTAACCAGTTTTGAAGGGAAAATTATGTCTTCTACTACCGTTACCCGTGGCAATAGCCATGAGACTTTCTACATTTCCATCAATATCACCCCAAGTTCGGTTACCAACGCAACAACTTCGGCTCAGACTTTCTCTGTCCCCGGCTTGTTGACTACTGACCAAGTGCTAGTTTGGGGCATTGCTGGAAATCAAACTTCCGGCATTGTTATTGCTGAATCGGACGTTTTGACCAATGGCGTTTTGACCATTCAATTTGCTAATTGTGCGGCTGCTCCGGCTACCCCGGCTGCTGGCTATTACACAGTAGAAGTTGTCCGTCCAGAAGGCCCACTGCCAGCAAACGCTGCGTAAGGAGATAACATGGCTGGTACTACCGTTTACCGTTATGTCGGCCCGACAACGGCTATCGGCGTAAGTTCCACTTCGTCCACGGCTGTCACCATTACGCCTACTGGTAACGATCAGATCAACTACTGCGGATTTCTTAATACGAATTCTTTTCCAGTAGCGATTACGATCACGCCAACAAGCGCACCGGCGGCAGTTCTTCCAACGAACGGAAATTCCTCCGTTAGTATCGTTCTAGGTGTTGCAATGCCTTCACCACTTATCGTCGCAGTTCCACCGGGCGGTGCTGGTCAGGGCTTTTCTGTAACTGCAATTTGTGGCGGTGCTAATACCGGCACAATTTATGTTTCTCCAATGGCTGACCAAACGTAATGTCTGATCCGGCAGAAGCTTCTGTACAAAACCTACTCCCCGTTCAGGCTTACTTTGGTCTGGACGGGAGTTTCCAAACCTTTATTGGTCAGGGGCAGCCGTTTTATGCGACGGTTTATCCGTATCAGTCTGGGTTGGTCATTACCAATAGCACGATTGATAGCAGCGTTATCGGTGGCACAACACCGGCTGCGGGAACATTCACCAATATCACCACGACCACAGGCACGATTAGCACTGGCCCGGTCAATGCTTCCGATATTGCGAACAAACAATATGTTGACCAGATAGCAGCAGGTCTAAGCGTCAAGGCTCCGGTTTTGTACGCAACGACAGGCAATATCACGTTGTCTGGTCTGGCTACACAGGCGGGTGGTGATTGGCCTACGTCACTATCTGCTGGCGACCGTATTCTGGTCAAAAATCAAAGCACTCAGGCTAATAACGGCATTTACTTAGCGTCAGGAAGCGGTTGGACTCGCGCAAGCGATATGTCTAGCTGGAGCCAAGTTCCGGGGGCTTTCTGCTTCGTTCTGGAAGGCTCTACGCAAGCCGACAACGGCTATGTTTGTACGTCTGATCCCGGCGGCACGTTGGGCGTTACTGCGATTACTTGGGTGCAGTTCAACGGCTTGGCAACGTATACCGCTGGCACTGGGCTGTCGCTGATCGGCAACCAGTTCAGCATTACCAACACAGGCGTTACGTCTGGGGCTTATGGCTCTGCTTCGTCTGTTGCTACGTTCTCCGTCAATGCTCAAGGCCAGCTTACGTTAGCGGCTACTACGGCGATAGCGATTGCAGCCAGCCAGATTACTAGCGGCACGATTGCCAGCAGCTTGATTTCTGGTGCTTATACCGGCATTACTAGCGTTGGGACGCTGTCAGGGCTGACGGTTACAGCCACAATCAATGGCTCAATTTCTGGAAATGCTGCGACTGCGACAAATGCCACAAGTGCGACAACTTCCACCAATTTAACGGGGGGGTCTACTGGTGCGATTCCCTATCAAACGGCAGCGGGTGCAACGACATTCCTTGCTTCCGGCACTGGTGTATTGGTTGGCGGCTCGGCTCCAAGCTACACGACCACACCGTCGATTGCCGGAACAAATATCACCGGCACAGCTAGCGGCTTGTCGATTGGCGGTAATGCAGCCACGGCAACGACAGCGACTAATCTCGCAGGCGGTTCGACATATGCCGTACCGTATCAGACTGCGGCGGGTTCCACTGGGTTCGTATCGGCTGCAACGTCAGGTTATCTATTTCAGACGAATGGCGCGGGATCTGCACCTTCTTGGGTGGCTCCGTCGGGTCTAAGCGTTGGCTATGCGACCAATATCTCTGGTGGTGTTGCCGGGGCTATTCCTTATCAGTCTGCAATTGGCACGACTAGCTTTACAGCGGCTGGCTCAAGCAGTCAAATTTTGCTCTCAGGCGGCACAGGATCACCAACATGGGTAAATCAGAGCACATTGTCTGTTGGCTATTCCAACAACCTGAACGGGGGTGCAGCGGGGTCGCTGGCTTATCAGACTGGCAGCAACACAACGGGCTTTATCGCTGTTGGAACGAATGGATATGTTTTGACTATGGTTGCTGGAAGCCCTGCATGGGCTGCACTTCCGGCGACAGGCGTGACTATCACTGACGATACAACGACTAATGCAGTCCGTTATCTGACGTTTACCAGCGCAACTAGCGGCAATATCACTAGCGAGAACGTAAGTTCCACCAAGCTGCAATTTAACCCGTCCACAGGCGCATTTACAGCCACTAGCCTGACTCCTACGAATGCTATTGGGGCAACTTATGGCGGTACTGGTCAGTCAAGCTATGCCACAGGCGACATTCTGTACGCTTCGGCTACGAATACGCTGTCCAAATTGGCGGCAGGAACTAACGGCTATGTGCTGACTATGGTTTCTGGCGTTCCTGCTTGGCAAGCCAATTCTGGCTCAAGCGGGGTATCGTCATTTAGTGCTGGGACGACCGGATTTACACCAAACACGGCTACAACTGGCGCAGTTACTTTGGCAGGAACGCTAAACGTTGCTAACGGCGGCACTGGTTTGAATAGCCTTACAACTGGTTATATTCCTTACGGAAACAACACAAGTGCATTCGGCAACACAGCATCATTTACTTATGCTTCCAACACGGTAACGGCTCCGATTGTTTCGGCATCTAACGGGCTTCATATCAACAGTTTGACTGTTTCGGCTAGTTATTCCATTCCTAGTGGATACAGCGCAATGTCAGCCGGGACAATTACGGTTGCTTCTGGTCAGTCGGTAACGGTTCCAAGCGGATCTAGATGGGTGATTGTATGACGTACAAGTGGAACATTTTGGACATTTACCCAAACAGCGACGGGTGCATTATCCAAGCCCGGTATTTGCTGACTTTGACTGATGGCGACAACTCCGTATCCACGGAAGGCTATTACAACTTTAATGATTTGTCGGCAACAAAGGTTTTCCCGGAATTAACGGAAAATCAGGTGATTTATTGGATAGAAAATGATGGTAGCCAAGACTTTGTTGAGGCAATAAAATCACGATTAGCAGAGCAAATGGAAGCAATAAAGGCAAAAATTGGCCCTATTCGTGCGCCTTGGCTCGGTGCTGAAACCTTTACGGTGAGTTTATGACAACTCCGCTTGATATTATCAGTCGCGCACTTAAAGACATTGGCGCATTAGAAGCTGGCGAGGTTCCAGTTGCTGATGCGGCTGCTGATGCTTTTGATATGCTCAACGATATGCTGGATCAGTGGTCGAATGAGTCCATGATGATCTACAACGTCACGGAAATCATCTTTCCGCTGGTGGCAGGGCAGACACAGTACACAATTGGCCCGGGCGGTGATATTGGCGCAAACTTTACCGGCTCTATTTCTGGCAATATCCTGACTGTTACTGCCGTAAATTCTGGTGCAGTTGCACTAAATCAGACGCTATCAGGCACAGGAATTGCACCGGGAACGCAGATTACGACGTTTCTTAGCGGATCTGGCGGCAACGTCAACGAAGCCGGTACATACATTGTAAATATCCCGCAAACCGTAGCATCTACGACGATTTCGGCTTATTACCAAAAGCCACTGAATATTGATACAGCGTTTGTCCGTATCAACACTAACAGCAATGGTCAGCCGATTGTAAATGGCGGTCTGGATTACCCAGTTGCGGTTCTGGAGTTGGAAGCTTACGAAATGATCGGGTTAAAGACGCTGAATGGCCCGTGGCCTAAAGCCCTTTACTACAACCCCGGTCAGACGTTGGGTAACTTGTTTGTCTGGCCTAACCCGGCACAAGGTGAATTGCATATGTTTGCAGAAACCTTGTTCCCACGGTTTGAGGATCTATCGCAAGAAATCATCATGCCGCAGGGCTACATTAACTGTATGCGCTGGTGCTTGGCAGAGCGTTTAATGCCCATGTATGGCAAGAATAGCCAAGTCCAGATTGCAATGATTAGCGGTTATGCGGCACAAGCAAAAGCAACGGTGAAACGTTCCAACATGAAACCGGCTAAAACAGCTATGTATTCGGATGTTCTTGTTAATACCCGGTCGCGTGATGCTGGTTGGATATTGACCGGCGGCTTCTTTAGATAAGGCAAATCATGGCATCCACTACATTTGTAGACAATCAAACAATCATCTATGCCTCTTGGCTGAATGATGTAAATAATCTGACTTATAACGGAGTGCTGCCTAATGGCATTCTGAATAGTTCTACGCTTGCACTGCAAACTGGCGGTATTAATGCGCTGACAATCGATGCCAGCCAAAACGTTACGATCAACAATTTGGTACTTAGTGGATCGGTTACGGCTCCGGCTGGCTTTTCTGTAACTGGTAACGTTACTGTCAGCGGCACACTTTCTGGTGGTGTAGTAACCGGGGCAAAGTTTTCGCCCACTTACGGCATTTATGAGAGTGTTCAGACCATTTCTACCAATTACACAATTACCACTAGCAGCAACGCTATGAGTATCGGCCCGACGACATTGGCTCCCGGCGTTTCGGTAACAGTTCCACCCGGTTCTCGATACGTTGTTTTGTAAAGGATAAATTTATGAGTTCTTTAATTTTGGCGGGAGACACAAGCGGTACGCTTACCGTATCGGCTCCTACTGTTGCCGGTTCCAATACGCAAACGCTAGTAGCGACCACAGGTACGTTGGCTCCTATTGTGTCAGGCACAACAGTTGCAACTACGTCAGGAACGTCGATTGACTTTACTGGCATCCCTTCATGGGTAAAACGTATTACGATTATGTTTAACGGCGTATCAACTAATGGCACTAACAATCCAATAGTACAGATTGGCATTTCTTCTGGCGTTGAAACAACAGGATATATTTCAACTTCTAGTTCATTGCCAAACGGCGCGACACCAAGTGGATCTAATAGTACGGCAGGTTTTGTGATTCGTTCACAGCAAGCGGCTAACGTAATTACTGGTCATATGATAATTACATCAATGGGTAGCAACTTGTGGATAAGTTCCCATGCTCTCAAACAAGATACAACAACCACAATGGTCGGCGCTGGAGATAAAACTTTGGCGGGTACATTAGATCGTATACGTTTGACCACAACAACTGGTGTAGACACGTTTGACGCTGGTTCAATTAACATTCTTTACGAGTAAGAGATCATCATGCACAGAATCGTTGTGAACGTACAAACGGGCGAAGTTACACAAGTGGAATTGACCGCTGAAGAAATCGCGGAAATTGAAGCGGCCCAAGCTGCTAATCCTCCTGCTGAACAACCTACGGGGCAATAATCATGGCTGTTACTCTTAACGCAGCAACTTCTGGCGGTTTTGTGCAAACTGCAGACACTAGCGGCATATTGCAACTGCAAAGCAATGGCACGACCATTCAAACGATTGACTCCACTGGTTCTTACGGACAACTAAGATCTGGCACAGTTAATGCTGGCGGCACTAATCCATTTCCTTCCTCTTTAGGCCCTAGCTCTGTTGATTACACAAACCTGCCGTCTTGGGTTAAACGTATCACCATCATGTTTTCTGGTGTTTCAGTATCGGGGACAGATTCGGTTATTTTGCGTTTAGGCACTGGCGCAGGGCCAACGTACGCATCTACTGGATACCTAAACGGTAACGTATTTTTTAACGGCGCAACCATTGGCTCTTACAACAACCCAACCACAGGATTTTTCCTCACCGCTGGCTCTTCTGCTGCTGGTTTGAATCACGGTGTTGCTACCTTGGCTTTGGTTAGCGGAACGGTTTGGGCTATTTCTGGTTCTATTATGATGAGTGGTGCAACGCGAGGTATTACTTTAGGCGGCTCACTTGATGCTGGTGCGGCACTAACTGCTATCCGTTTTGTTACAGAGACCACCAATACGTTTGACGCTGGCTCAATTAACATTACATATGAGGGCTAATCATGCCAGTGACTGTTGATGGATCTGCTGGAGTTACAACGAATGTAGGTGCTGTCTACAATGGCTTGCAGTCAGGTACTGCAAAAGCTTGGAACTGGAACGGCTCAACATTAAACACATTTCTTGATTACACCAGCATCCCATCATGGGTCGAGCGCATTACCATTTTGTTCAGCGGTATAAGTACAAACGGCACTAGCCACAAACTTATTCAGCTAGGAACGGCTAGTGGTCTTGTTTCAACTGGTTATTTGTCCACAGGTGCTTATACCCAAGCAACAGCCGGTTTTGCTTCATCTACTGCGGGTTTTCTTATTTATTCAGACAATGCAGCATTTGTCGTTTCTGGATCAATGACGCTGCATTTGCTTGGCTCAAATACTTGGGTATCAAACCATACAACAAAGGTATCGACGGGTCAGTTGGCCTATGGTGGTGGTGACGTAACTCTTGCTGACACATTAACCCAACTCAGAATTACCACGGTCAACGGCACAGACAGATTTGATGCCGGTTCGGTTAACATTTTCTACGAATAATCATGCCTGATTTTGGTTTTGTAGGCCCAAGTTATACGGCTCCTAGCATTTATCAAGATGCTCAGGAACTTATTAATTGGTTTGCAGAAGTCGATCCTAATAAGGCGCAAGGCGAACGTGGTGCGGCTTCGCTATACCCAACGCCCGGCCTTACACTAAAGGCATCTTTGTCTGCGGCAACAGAAGTCCGTGGGCTTCGTACCTTGTCTGGTGGGCAGCAAATGGTCGCGGTTTGCGGCCCTTATGTTTACGTTATTAATTCCGATTTCAGCACTAATATTGTTGGCATTCTTTATTCAACGGCTGGTCGTGTAGGGATTTCAGACAATGGCATCAATGTTTATATTGTTGACGGTGCTTATCGTTACACTTGGCGAATTGGTAGCCCTGCTTCGTCAGTTTTCACTGGTTCGGTCAGCGGCACAACCTTAACGGTTTCCTCTGTAAATTCTGGCACTATCCGTGTTGGTCAGGTCATTTACGGCATTGGAATGACCAATGGAACCGTCATTACGGCTCTGGGAACGGGATCTGGCGGCACAGGTACTTATACAGTCAATGTATCGCAAACGGTCGCTAGTCAGCAAATTACAGGCACAGCAGCAGGTGCGATTGTCACCGCTACCATTGGGCAAACCTTAACTGGTGTTGCCATTACCGGCACGGCGGGACAGTTCTCTTGTACAGCTTCTTCTCAGCCTTTGGTCGTTGGTCAGACCATCAGGATCAGCGGCACTTACGGCGGGACAGGCTCAATTTCTGGTTATACCAACCCGACAACGTATTACATCGTTGCCACTAACGGCTCAACTACGTTTACGCTGTCCACGACTTCTGGTGGTACTGGGGTCACTACAACAGCCGGTACGCCAACTGGCTTGACTTATCAGGTATCCAACACAACGTTAAACGTTACAGCGGTTACCAACGGCATTATTTACCCGGCTCAGACGGTCATTAATCCTAGCGTAGCAGCCAATACGATTGTTACGGCCTTGGGAACGGGTACGGGCGGGACTGGCACTTATACGGTTAATAATGCCCAATATGTTGCTAGCAGCACATTCTACTTGCTGAATTTCACGGTTTTGCCCACGACAGACGGTGCGTTTAGTGGCGGCAATACGGTGGACATTGTGGATAACTATTTTGTCTACAACCGTCCAGACAGCCAGCAGTGGGGTGCGTCTAATGTCTTGTCCCCAATAAGTAATAGCCTGTCGTTTTCGTCCAAAGATGGTGCGCCAGATCAGTTAGTTTCGCTGATTGTTGACCATCGGGAAGTGTATTTGTTGGGCGAGAAATCGTCGGAAGTCTGGGTAGATACGGGTAGTTTCCCGTTCCCATTCCAGCGGATTCCCGGCACTTCTACTCAGCACGGGATTGTGGCGCAGTTTTCCATGTCTCGCGTGGGTAATTCGTTCTGCTATGTGTCCAGAAATGAGCGTGGTCAGGGCCAAGTGGTCATGATGAACGGTTATACGCCTCAGCGTATTTCTACCCATGCAGTGGAAACGTCGATTGCCAACCAGTACATCAGCGATGCGATTGCTTGGACAATGCAGTTGGAAGGTCACGAATGGTATGTAGTTACGTTCCCATCTATTGATGTAACTTGGGTATTTGATACGGCGACAATGCTCTGGCATAAGTGGCTCTGGGTGGACAGTACCAATACTTACCATCGGCACAGAGGCAATTGTGCGGCCTTGTTCCAAGGCATGAACATTGTGGGCGATTGGCAGAACGGCAATCTTTATCTGGTTGACCGTTCCAATTACACAGACAACGGCGGGGAGATCCGTCGCTTGCGTCGTTGCCCACACATTACAACCGATCTTCAGCGGCAGTATTTTGACGAATTGCAGATCCAGTTTCAGCCCGGCGTGGGCCTTTCTGGTGTTACGCAAAGCTTTGCCACTAGTGCGATTGCTGGGGTTGCCAAGGCAGGTCTAGCAATAGCAGGAACCACGGGTACGGCTACGTCAAATGTTAATCCCAAGGCTATGCTGCGTTGGTCTAATGATGGCGGCAGCACTTGGTCAAATGAGCATTGGGCGGGTATTGGCACACAAGGCAAGTACAAGAACCGCGTGATCTGGCGACGTTTGGGCTGGGCACGGGATAGGATATTTGAAGTGGTGGTCACAGATCCGGTAAAAGCCGTGATTGTGTCTGCCAACCTAAAAGCCTCTGCCGGGGACAACTGATGTACTCAATTAATGACTTAGCGGTTCCGAAAAGTCCGTTTTTAGATACGATGACTAATCGGCCCACTAGGGAATGGCTGATGTATCTGTTGGCTCTTGGCAGACAGCCGGTTTACGGGGCTTTTGCCAGTACCGCTAACCAAACGCTTGCGGCAGCTAATACGCCCACAAGGGTAATTTTTGATACGGTAGACACAGCCAATCAGATCTATTACACCAGCGGGGATGGCATCCATCTTCAGCAGGATGGCGTTTATAACGTCCAATTTAGCGTTCAGATTACAAACGACGATACACAAACGCATGATGCGTATATCTGGTTTAGATTGAATGGTTCAGATATATCTAATTCGGCGAGTTTTGTTTCTATTGTGGCAAAGCATGGCGGTGTTGCCGGTTATGGCTTGTTGGCGGCGAACTTCTTTTTTACGCTGACTGCCGGGGACTACATAGAAATGTGGTGGGCTTCAGATTCTACGCAGGTAACACTGGCGACTTTACCGGCAACTACGTCGCCATTAGCCAAACCAGAATCACCTAGCGTTGTCGTTAGTTTACAAAAGGTTAACTTGTGACGGATGAACAAAAAGCCGTTCAGATGGTTTATGTATCCGTAAGGGATCGGATTGGATGTAGTTTTGAGCAGTTTGCAGAATCGTTAAGAGATTGGAAGTTTATCCCGCTGACCGAGAATAATGAGGTTATCGGGGCGGTAATGCAAAAAGAGAATGAACTGCATATTGGGTACGGCAAGAAAGCCAAAAGTTCCATTTTGCGGCACATTCGGAAACCTTTGCGAGATGCGATAGAGAATTATGGCTTCGCAGAAACTTCCGTTATGGAAGGAAATGATCGGGGTTTAGCGTTCTGCAAACGCTTGAATTTTGTGGAAATTGACCGGGATAACGGTAAAATCTTACTAAGATGCCATAGGACTAAATATGCATAAACATTACCTAACCAGATCGCAGCATCGCGCATATGCGCTAGATAACCCGATTGGTGATCCTTTCGGCGGGGCGGCTTACGGTGAGAAAAACGATCCGATGACTGCTCTGGCAATGGCTGGCGCAAACTTGGTTGGCGGTGCAATGCAAGCCGATGCCGCCAAAAGCGCAGCCAGAACTCAAGCAGACGCTGCTAGATACGCAACACAACAGCAGCGCAAGATGTTTGACATTGTTAATGCCCAACAAGCTGCTGGTCGTGGTGCTGGCTATGAAGGGTTCAACACCATTCGTTCCATGATGCCGGGGCAATATACGACTTACGATGAAACTGGCAAACCAACAGGAACGGCTACTGGTCAGGATTATCTGACGCACCAATTTACAGCCCAAGATTTCATGAACAACATGGATCCCGGCTATCAGTTCCGTTTGCAACAAGGCATAGCACAAGCACAAAACCAAGCTAATCAAGGTGGTGGATTCCTTGGTGGAAACGCTTTAAAAGGTTTGCAAGATTACACACAAGGTTTGGCAAGTACAGAATACGGTAATGCGTTTAATCGCTACCAAACGCAACGCAGCAACATTTACAACACATTGGCAAGCATCGCTGGTCTTGGTCAAGCAGCGCAAGGGCAGTCTAATCAACTTGCCCAGAACTATATGAATGCCCAAACCGGACTGATAACGGGTGGTGCAGCGGCTCAGGCGGCAGGTCAAATTGGCGCAGCTAATGCAATAAGTGGTGGATTGCAAGGTGCTGGTTCTAGTTATGGGTTATATCAAATGATGCAACGGCCACAAGTAGATTACGGTTATGGCGGCCAAAATACTTTAGGAAATGTTTATTCTGGCGGCGGCAATTTTGGTAATGCTGGCGCAGTTGATATTACGGCTAATCCGTGGACAACCCAATAATTAATTATGGCTGACATAAATATTAAACCAGATATTGCTTTAGGTCTTAAACAACAAGATTCTTTAGTCAATATCAGTAATCTTGTAAATACCGCTGCTGGACTTCAATCGTTCAGGAAAGCGCAAGAACTTACGCCTTATGAAATCAGAGCGGGTCAAGCTCAATCTGATTTGGCTGTTCAAAATTTACTAAAAGCGCGTGAACTTTTGCCTTATGAAATTGAGGCAGGTAAGGCTCAATCTTCGTCTGCTAAATCCGCAGCAGAAAAAGCGTTAAATGACGTTAAGCAGTCGCAAATGCAAACCGAACTTGCGACACAACAGTTTAACGAAGCAAAACTTTTAATGAGTTTAATGCAAAGCCCAGATCTTTATATGGGTGCAGATGGTCGACCAGACATTAACAAATTAAATCAAATCGTTCCATTAATTGCACCTAACACTGGCGCTAAATGGCTAAAAGATTTTACCGAATTAACTACGTCGCAACTTCAAGGCGCAGAAGCGAAAAACAAACTTGATACCAACATTCGCGGCATTATTGCTGGGCCATTAGGGATTCTTGGTCGCGCTGGTGAAAAGGATAAAACCAAATATATTGCTGCTTTAACGCAACTTGGTTCGGAATACAAAGACAATAAGGATGTTTCGTCTTACATAAATTCTCGTATAAAAATGCTAGAAGCATTACCAGAAAATTCTGACTTCCCAAGAATGGCAATTTTGGAAAGTGAATCATTGCTTGCGCCATCTGAACAACGTGCATTGGCTCCGCAACCCGGGACTGTTGCTGCTGGAGGCACGATTCAACCAATTGTTACTCAACCATCTGTTTTGGGTGGTCAGCCTTCCGTCAAAACTGGTGGCGGTACTGCAATTCCTATTACGCTTGGGCCCGGGTCAAGACAAGTTGCAACTGGTCGCGCAGATCTGCAAGGTCAGCCAACTTATTACATTTATAGTGCGGATGGCACTTTGCAGGGTGAATTTGTTATCCCCGCTGGCGGTGGCAATCCCATTCCAGTAAATACAAAACCAGCAGGACAACAACCAAATCAGCAACCAGCGGTTCAATCTTCAACGCAAGCATCAACACAGCAACCTTCAGGGCCAGTACGACTGCCGCCGGGGACAACTCAAGCGCAATACGAAGAATCTCAAAAAATTAGAGAAGGCGCATTGCAATCTGCTGGCAATTATCAAAACCAGTTGCATGACAATAATAAAATTATTGAGCTTGCTAAATTATCGACAACTGGTGCGGGATCAGAAACTCTTGCACAATTTGCTGGCGCAAATGCATTGGTTCCTTGGACTGGCGACAAAGCAACTTATTTTAAAGAACTTGGTCATTTTTTAGATAAGCAAGCCGCAACATTAGCATCAACGCCGGGTTTTGGCGGTACAGATGCGGCTAGATCTATGGCTCAATCTGTTTCTGGCACAACGGAATACACTTCCGATTCTTTGATAAATATTGCAAGGCTTAATCGAGCATTGTCCACTGGAAACTATTTGTTTAGCCAAGGCATTGAAAACGGCTCAAAGGCTAATCCTAATAATGTAGTTTATGCCCGTGAATTTAAAAATAAGTGGAATCAGGTTGCTGATGTTAATGCGTTGAAACTTTATGATGCCGTTAAGAATGATGACAAAGAGCAAATTCAGCAAATTGTAAAATCTTTGGGCGGCGAAAATTCTGAGGCATATAAAAAGCTTAAATTAAAAGTTAAGACTATTCTTGATCTTGTTAAGGGTACGAAATAATGGCTGATGATCTTAGCTTTGAGGCTTTTGAGGCGGGTGTAAACACAGCTATTGGTAAAAAACCGTCTACACAAAAGCCGTCAAGTAAAGATTCTGGACAAACATCGTCTGATTTCCAGTCGCGATTAGATTCGCTTAAAGCTGCATATAAGGCTAAATACGGCAAAGATTTGCCTATTACTAGCCAAACCCGTACTCGCGCAGAACAAGAAAAACTGTACAAAGATTGGTTGGCTGGCAAACCCAATATTTTTAAGCCAGACAATCCTGCCGATTATCCCAATCGACAAACATTTCATGCAAATGCTGTTGATATTCCCGTTTCTGTTCCAGAAGACATATTGAACCAGCATGGATTCCATCGCCCAATGGGTAAAGACGATCCAGTCCATGCTGTAATAATGCCTAACTTTAAGCCTCAGCAAGCTGCAACTACGACAGAACCTGAGCCATCGTCAGAATTTGATTTTTCTAAATTTGAGTCTAGCGTTAATCAGGCAATAGCCCAGCCAAAAGTTCAACAAGGCAAACAAACTCCTGCTACTGTTCCTGAAAGCAAAAACATTCTTGGTAGCGGAGGAAGAACAACCGCTGGCCTTTTGGATACGCTGATAGGCGGTATTCAATCATTGCCCGGCACAGCAATGGCTGAAACTGGATATGCAACTGGAAGAATGTTACAAGGTTTTGGCGTGCCTATTGACCAAGGTACGCTTGAGCGTGGTCGCGCTGGTATTTACAAAAGATTTGTAGAGCCATATACCAAGCCAGTTGGCACAACTTTTGGCGTTACAGAAACACCAGAATATAAGGGTGAAGCTAGTCAACGGCTTATGACTTTTGTTGGCGAAAACGTCAACAAAGGTGCTGATTGGATTTCGCAACAAACTGGGCTTCCCAAAGCGGACGTTGAGAACATGATTGCCACTTTAGGTGTTGCTGCTGGCCCTGTTGTTGGCAAACTTGGCGGTCGTGTTGCAACTACAACTGCCGGTGCTTTAGATACTGCTGGGCAAAGAATAGCGGCTGCTGGTAAAGCCATAAAGCGTGAAGTTTTGCCTACCGCAGAAATGCAAGCCCAACTTGAGCGTAAGAAGTTGGGTTATGCGCCAACAGGAGCAAATGCGCCAGCAGGAAGCGTAGGCGCAGCCGGTGTTACCAGAGAAAGTCAGATTGCTGAACTGGCTGCTAATGCAAGCCCAGAACTGATGCAGCATATCCAGAAGTTACGTCCTGAAGATGTAAACGTGGATGCTTTGAATTCTAAAATTTTGGAAGAAAAACACGGCATTGATCTTACAAAAGGTCAGCGTACAGATAACAGGCAACAATATAGCAGCGAGTGGAATAATCGCGCAGCCCATCCCAATACGCTTGGGGCAAAGTTTGAAGCCCAGCCGCAGCAATTTGTAAATGCTTTGGACAAAGTGCGAGATCAAGTTGCGCCAGATATTTACGAATCTAATCCTTCAGAACTTGGTCAAAAGATTATTAATGCGTTTGTTGAAAAAGACAAATTGCGTAAGCAAAATATTGATAATTTGTATGGCGAGTTACAGGCAAATTACAATAATTTGCGGCAGCAAAATGGCCTTGCGCCAACAGAAGATTTGCCAATAAACGGCAATTCATTTGTTAATTCTGCCAGATCAAGATTAGGTGCTGAGTTGCTTACGCATGATGCGGAATCTGCTGGGTTAACCAAATTCCTTGACGCTATTGAAAGCAACGGCGGCAAAATGACATTCCAAGACTATATAACGCTAGATCGTCGTTTAAGCGCAAAGATGCGTGAAGGTAAAGGTAGTGAGCGTGCTGCTGCTTATGAAATCCGTCAGGCTTTGCAAAACATGGAATTGACGGAAGATGCCCAAGCTTTGAAACCTTTGCTTGACAAGGCTAAGGCAGCGGCTGCGGAGCGTTTTGAGACTATCAGAACAGTTCCCGGCTACAAACAAGCTATTGGTGAGGCCACAAGTGCGTCAGATGCTTTAGAAGGTATTGGAAGCCCTAACGCAGACACTTTCCACAACAAATTTATTAGTCGTGGATCTCCGGCTGATGTTAAAAGAATTCTCCGCGAAGTTGGCGATAACTCAGAAGCCCATCAAGCCATGCGAGTTGCTGAGTTGAACAACATCAAGGAAAAGGCTGGATTTAAGGGCGAGAAGGCTAACTTTACGCCTAACGGCATGAATGACTATTTGTACGGTCAGCGGGAAAAGCTAAATGATATTTTTGGGCCAGAAGGTGCAAAGTCTTTGTATGAGATTAATTTGCTAGGTAGCAAAGTTGCCCAACCCAAAACCGGAACATTTAACTATTCCAATACGCTTGCTAGTGCAATTCAGGAAATGGCCGGGCAAGGTATTAGCACAGGGTTGGAAAGTTGGGCTGCGGCAAAAACTGGCGGCCTTTCTGTTCCAGTTACAAGGGCTGGTAAAGAATGGTTTGCAAACGCAAAACATAAAAAGTTCGGCGAGAAAGCATCCCATCCGTACTCTGGTATTTCTAATAAGGATTAAATATGGCTGTCAATTTATCGCCTATTGGCAATGGTCAGCAGTTCTTTGACAACAACGGTATTCCGTTGGCGGGTGGGCTGCTTTATACCTATGCAGCAGGATCATCTACGCCGTTATCTACTTATACGGACAGTGCTGGGCTAATCGCAAACACCAATCCAATTGTCTTGAATGCAGCCGGTCGTCCACCATCAGAGATCTGGCTGACTTACGGCAGTGCGTATAAGTTCCTGTTAGCTGATGCTGATGACAATATGATTTGGACGCTGGACAACATATCCGGCATCGTAACGACACAAGCGGCAACTGCTGCAATTCCAAGTGGAACAATTATTATCTGGTCTGGTGCGGTCAATGCTATTCCTTCAGGCTACTATCTTTGCAATGGCTCTAACGGCACTCCTGATCTGCGTGATAAATTTGTTGTTGGTGCTGGCAATAGTTATGCGGTAGGTGCTACTGCAAACACTTCTGGCGTTGTTTCAACAATCCCGGCCTACTATGCTTTGGCCTACATTTTCAAAATATGAGGCAGGAAATGTCTGACGTTGATATGTTCAAATATGGTCAGCTTGTTGCCCAAGTTGATTCACTGGATAAAAAGGTCGATAAGCTAGAAGGCAAGATTGAGGAACTGCTAGAACTTGCCAATAAAGGCAAAGGTGGTATGTGGTTCGGCATGGTTTTTGTGTCAGCCGCTAGTGCGTTGTCTGGGTACTTAACTCACATTTTTACGAAAAATTGATCCGCTAACCTTACTTGCTGCGGCAAATGCTGCGGTTGCGGCAGTCAAGAAGGGCTGTCAGTTATACAAGGACATTAAAGGTGCTGCGGGGGAAGTAAAAGGCGTACTGGACGATCTGAAGGCGCAATTTAGCAAAATACAAAACCCAACAAACGCCCAAAAGATCCAGTACAACGAAGAAGTACAGCGGGTTCAGGAGATAGCCAAGGCCGATCCTAACGACGTATTTATCCAGATAGGGAACGATCTGGGTTCGCTGATGGATGAATACGACAAGATTGGCAAGGTGTTCTTGCAGCAGGAAGCAGAGGCGCATGAAGTTTATACAGGCACGGACTCGATTGGTAAACGGGCGTTGATGCGAGTCATAGTCCGGTCAAGGCTAGATGCAATGCTGGCTGAACTGCGGGAAACAATGGTCTATAAGGCTCCTCCAGAGTTAGGGGCATTGTGGACAAAGTACGAAGCAATGTGGAAGCAGATTGTTGTTGAGCAAGACGAAGCACACAAGCGGGAATCTGCGAAGATGCAGATAGAAGCAGAACGGCAGCGGAGACTAAGAAGAAAAAGGAAAGAGGAAGCAGTATGGGTTGGGGCAATCCTTTTCGTCGTGGTGTGGTACGTCGGAATCCTACTCCTGCTCAGAACGAGTCAGACGTACCGTGGGCACTACTTGTCGCCGTGGTGGTCTTGTGTTTTGTGCTAGTGATTGCTCTGCCGGTTATGGGCGTAATGTACATGGATATGAGCAATGCACTGTATAAAGCCGCAGAAGAAACTCGCAAAATGAAGGAATTGCGGTTAAAGGTTTTACGGGAACTTAGGGGAGAAGAATGAAAGAACTATTCGGCGAAGATTGGATGACTAAGAAGTGGCGACCAATGATGGCGATCACTTATATGCTGATCTGCTTGTTTGATTTTATCTTTGGCCCAATCCTGTACAACCTGCTGCAATACTGGAATCCCGGTCAGGCCGTTGGTATGTGGCAATCCTTGACTCTGCAAGGTGGTGGTCTGATCCATATTAGCTTTGGCGCAATCTTGGGAATTTCCGCATGGACTCGCGGTCAGGAAAATATTGCAAAGGTTCAAGCCGGAGATAAGCTAGAAAATGCCTAACCCATATGTAATTATCGGCGTTTTGGTATTGGTTATTTGCTCTTATTTCTACGGGCATCATACTGGTGTACAAGTTACCAAGGCTGAATGGGAAGCTGAGAAGGCAGCGGCAGCAGTAGAAGCTGGCAAGGTTTTGGCTGCGGAACAGAAAAAGGTTGCTGAGTTTGAGCATCTGCTGGCAAACACACAAACAAGGGTGGAAAAAGTCTATGTGGACAAAGTTAGAACGGTTGAGGTGGAAAAGCAAAAGCTTGTTGATATTGCTCGCACTGACGGGTTGTACATCGACGCCGCGTGTCCAGACAGTAGTAACGCCGTGCCCAGTGCTTCCACCAGTGCCAGCAGCGATCATGGAGGAACGAAAGCCCGACTTTCAGGAACGGCTGCGGAAACTCTTATCACCATCGCAGCCGACGCAGACGAAATCGTCCACCAACTAAATGCCTGTCAGGAGATACTGAAAAATGAAAGAGAACTTCCAAGAAGCCCTTAATGCTGTCCTGAAGCACGAAGGCGGGTTCGTAAACCATCCGTCAGATCCGGGCGGCATGACTAATCTGGGCGTGACTAAGAAGGTCTGGGAGGAATGGGTAGGCCATCCGGTAGATGAGAAGGCCATGCGTGCGCTGACTCCTGAGATCGTGGCTCCTATGTACCGCAAGAAATACTGGGATGCGGTCAAGGGCGACGATATGCCAGACGGTCTGGATTACCTGATGTTTGACTTTGCGATTAATGCCGGGCCGGGTAGGGCGATTAAGACCATGCAAAAGGCCATAGGAACGGCTCCAGACGGTGCAATTGGCCCTAAGACTATGCAGTCGCTGAAAGACGCAAATCAGGCCGAATTGGTGGCAAAATTCAGCGCAGAGAAGGAAGCGTTTTACCGTAGTCTGCCGACGTTCGGCACATTTGGGAAAGGCTGGCTGCGTCGGGTAGCAGAGGCCAAAACCCATGCAGAAACCATGCTAGCTTAACTGAAAGGAAAAAAATGGCGACCAAGATGGAAATCAAACGCGAAGTGCGTAAGGCAATGGACGATAAGCACTACGTTGTACAGAAGGACTACGAGAAGGAAGTAAAACGGGTTCATGAGATGAATAAGGAGTTAAAAGAGCATGAGCGTCAACCGCTGGGTATTGCCCATCCAATTCCTAGTCTGAACCGTAAGAAGTAATAAAGGGCCTTTCGGCCCTTTTTACTTGATGCTTTCAATCCCGGCAGCTAGAAGCTTGCGAAAGTCTGACCACTTTTTTTTGTACTTGGGATCTTCAGAAGGTGGAACCCAGCCCATCTTTTTCCAGCGAACGGTAATGTCGGTGGTGGATGGAAGGTAAATGTACTGGTCTTGGAAGGTTAATCCGTTGGAAGGTTTTGTCATACAGTTCCTTTCTTGGACACTAGCTTGTAAAGTTTGTAACGCTTCGACTCATGCCATTTGTCGAGGATAACATAGCCGCTTCTACGGAGTTCTCCGACGCGGGTGGCTAGTTTCATAGTCCCGGCTTCTTTCAAAGCGTCTAGGGGGCTTTTCCAGCCTTTCTTGAGGCATTTAATGATGGCTTGTTGTTGGCTCATAGTAGGATCACCCACGCACAAATAAGTAAGAAAACAACGGCTGTCAGGATTTCATCTAAAAGTTTTGGGATCTTCATATTATTTCCAATCCGCAATAGCTTGCTTAGTACGATCAAGTTGGCGTTTTAGCATTTCCACTTCTGCGATAGCTTGTCCAAGCGTTTGGACTTGTATGCCCAAGGCTTCGTTAATCATTTTTACGGCAATGCTCATGCCTTCGTCTAATCCTTTTGCGTGGGCTTCTAGTGGTGTGTACATAGTTTTCCTCAGTAAAGTCTAAGAAAGCCCGGCTTACGCCGGGTTAATTAATTACTTCCAATCAACTTTAAATCCTTGTGCGCTCATCCGATCATAAAAATCAACTACTGCGGAAGTGCGAATTTCCAATGAAATTGCGCCATTAGTGTGATTTTTTGCTGCGTCTGTCGCGCACTCTACAGTCACTGTAGTGTCGTTAAAGTTCCAAGTGTGAATTTTAAAATCAGGCATTTTGTTCTCCTTAGTAAAGTCAATTAGGTGTGCTGCTGAAACGTATATTAAGTCAGCTTAATTATCCCTGTAAAGCATTATTTTCACAAAAGACGATAAAAAACCGGGTTTCCCCGGCTTTTTTTACAAATCGTTCTTAATTTGGTAAAACTTTAGCAATGTTTGGAACATTTCCCAGCCTTTTTTCAGGTCTTCCTCTGGGTGGGTGATGATCTTTACGTTGCCTTTCTGGTCTACAAATACATTGGCACAGGCTGCGTTTGGCATTCCTAGCCCTTCTCGGTACGCAGCAAGCTGCATAACGTGTTCCTCATAGACCGTGGTTTTCTCATCTACTTTTTCTTTGGTTTTGAAGTCGATCACCACGTTGTCACCATGCAAGTCCACCTTGCCGCCAAAGCCTGACGGGTGGGCAAATGACTTCTCTGGTCGCCAATCCTGATTGCCAAACTCCTTGACCACGGCAAAGTAGGTTTCTTTTACATAGTCTGGATAATCCCCGGGCCGTTTCTCAAAGTAGGACTCGATCTGGCTATGCATGGCAGTGCCTCTATCAGCGGCTTCCTGAGTCACTGATTTAGAGTCCTGCATGATTCTGTCTATCCAAGCTTCTTCAGGCTCACCATCGGCCCGTGGAAGCGTCAGAGCAGCCAATAAAACCTGCTGTTGGATCCAGTTGTTCAGGCCGGGTTTAGCAGCTACGTTTAAAATGGTCGTTACAGACGGAACCAGATCCATTTTACGGGCATCACGCAAAGTAGTATTGCGTTCCTTGCCGTTAGTTCCGACGATGCGGTAGGTAGGCGTTCCGTCTTTTGCGTACCAATGTCCAGATTCACTCGCCATGTTGATCCCTCGCTTTCATCATCGCATCTGCAATTTCATAAGACCAAATAGCAATTTCAGCGTCGCAGCCTATAAAACCTCGATCAAGATCGGGCGCGGCCATACCGTATTTGCT